CTACTAGTTCAGCTATTTTAACTCAAGATTTACTTTCAAATCAAGATGTAGGGGGTGTAGATAGTGGAGATTTATTCACATCAGGTAGTTCTTTAGAGAGTGTTCTAAGAGCTATTCTAATTACAGCAATCCCTGCAAGCTTAAGTTCATTAGCTTTAAAAAATGGAGCTGCTTCAGTTTCAGTAGGAGTTAAAGAAGCCTATGATGACATAGTATTTAATACATCTTCATTTACAGCCGTAGCAGATAACCCAGGTGGTTTATTTCCATATTCTGCTAGTTTTACAGCCTCAGGAGCTGATTCAGGGGATTTTGATATATATTTTGGAAATGATGTTTTAGGTAGTAGTAATAATTTAGGAGTAGGAGGAACACAAACAATATCAGTTACTTCTATTTCAGGTAATTCACAAACAGTTACTTTTACAACCAGAGGTAAAAACCCAGGAGATTTATCTGCTTTATCTACCTCAACAACAGCAACTTATGTATTTCCATTTTACTATGGTTCTTCAACAACAGATTTCTCAGCTGCAGGAGATGTAGATGGGGTTTTAACTAAGTTAGTTACTACAAAATCAACAAAAACATTAAATTACAATTTTACAAACGAATTTGCTTACATATGCTATCCTGCGGTATATGGAGATTTAACCCTTATAAAAGATGGAAATGGTTTTGATGTTACTACCACTTGGAATAAGTATACTAGAAACCAAGCAGGATCAGCAGGGTGGAGTGGTATATCATACAATATTTATAGAACAGATGCACTAACATCAATACCAAACCAAGACTTTGTATTTACCTTTTAAAAATAGAAAAAAATGCCAATATCCATTATAGATAACTTTGATGTAAATGCTGCTAAAAATATAGATGGTAGATTAGGACCTTATGATACTACTGCTAGTGCTAAAGCAGCAATAGATGAAACAACCCAAAGATATTTAGGTTTAACTGTAGTTGTAACTGGAAGTGGAAACCTAGAGGAATATTGGTTTCAAGATGGAGTTACAGATTCAGACTTAGTTTTAAAACCAGGAGGTTCTTCAACTCAAACAGGATCATTCATGGTAACAGGTTCTGCTACAGATAATATTTTAACATTTACAAAAGGAGATGGTAGTACTTTTGATTTAATAGTAAATACAGGATCTAGTGGAGCAGGCACCTTACAAGAAGTACTAGATGCTGGTAGTATAGGTAGTGCTAGTGGAGACATGTTAATAAAACAAGGTGATCGCCAAATTTATTTTGATCAAACTGATGAATCAATATATCTTAATAGTACAGGTAGTGCTGGAATGGGAGGTGTTTTCCTAACAGCTAAAAATACTGCTATTAATCATTCTGCTTCAATAGATGTAGTAGAGGGAACAATAAATTTCAAAGGAACTGATCTAGGATCACCAACCCCAGGTGATGTTTTAGTAGCTAGAACTGTAAATGGAGGTATTAAATGGACAGGATCAAGCGCAGTAGGAGGTGGAGGAACAGATCCAAAATATTTAGTTTATCAAACTGGATCAGGCACAGATAGTATTAAACCTTCACATGGAAATGGAAATGTATCCTCAGGTACTCGTAGTACGGTAGTAGGTGGAGCAAATAATGAAGCAACACAAACTAGTACATTTGTAGGAGGTGGAGAAGAAAACTGTGCATTACAAACTAAAACTGCAGTATTAGGAGGAGAAAAAAATAAAGCATGTCAAGGTTATACAGTTGCTGGAGGTGGATATTTAAATACCGCTAATGGTTGTCTCTCAGGAGTTTGGAGTGGATGTGTTAATACTGCTGGGGGAAATAGTAGTGCTATATTAGGAGGTAGAAATAATGAAGCTAGTGGGGATTGTAGTATTGTAGTAGGGGGTCAATTAAACTGCGCCCAAAAAACACATGATTTTATTGGTGGGGGATGTAATAATCAAACAGCAGGTACTGGAGTATCATCATTTAACTCTATATTAGGTGGAGAACTTAATGAAATTTTAGATGAATTAGGAAATTCTACATCTCATTCAACTATTGGAGGAGGTGAATGTAACCAAATAGATGCAGACCATGCCGTGATAGGTGGGGGATGTAAGAATTATATAGGTGGTGTAGCCCTAAACCCAGAGGCTTCAACTATTGGGGGTGGCCATAATAACTTTATTTCATCTTCAGCTTCAACTATTGCAGGTGGAGAAGGAAACCATATAAATGAACAAAGCGAATGTTCTTTTATTGGGGGTGGTCATCAAAATATAATAAGTCTTCTTGCAGATACTAGTACTATTGTAGGAGGTACTCAAAATAATATAGCAGAAGGATCATGTTGTGGTGGTATTTTAGGTGGACAACGTAATAAACTTCAACATGATAAATCTTTTATTATAGGATCAGAACTTACTTCTAGTGCAGCTTGTACTACCTTTATGAACAATGCAACTCTAGAAGGAAACATTTCGGCAAGTGCTACAGGTTCATTTGGTTATATTGTATTAGATTATGATAACATGCCTACTTCGGACCCAAATGTAAAAGGTGCAATTTACAGAAGTGGAACTACTATTTTAATATCTGCTGGATAAATTATATTTTTTAAACCAAAACATTTTATATGAATTGGACTTACAACGGAGAGGAAATAACTGAATTCTCTCAATTCTCTAAAAACACATTCGGTTTTATTTATAAAATTACACACTTACCTTCTGAAAAATCTTATATAGGTAAAAAAGTACTTATACATAACCGTAAAGTAAAAGTAACCAAAAAAGATTTAGCAATGTATGAGGGTGTACAAGGTAGAAAACCAACCCACAAACGTGTTAGTAAAGAATCAGATTGGAAAACTTATTATGGTTCAAATAAATATCTAAAGGAAGATATTGAAAAGTATGGTAAAGAAGAATTTGAAAGACATATAATTAAGTTGGCTCCAAGTAAAAAGTTATTAACTTATTATGAAACTCAAATGCAGTTTATGTATCAAGTTTTAGAAAAACCTGAATTATATTATAATGATAACATTTTAGGAAAGTTTTTCACAAAAGATTTTGAGTATAGATAAAAGGTTATTATATTATACCGCATGGTAAATGAACTATTAGTTAACCTAGTTAATACGGTTTTAGGAACAAGCAAGAGGACAGCAAGGGGTAACCAATCCTACCACTGTCCCTTCTGTAATCACCATAAGCCAAAACTAGAAATTAACTTTACTGAAAATAAAAAAGGTCACAATCCTTGGCATTGCTGGGTTTGTGGTAAAAAGGGTAAAACCATAAGGGGTTTATTTAAACTACTAAAAACCTCACCTGATAAATTTATAGAACTAGGTAAATTAGTTAAAACCGGTAGTGAAGTAGAAGAAGTTATAGTAGAAAATCATGTAGAACTCCCTAAAGAATTTAAACCTATTTTAAATAATCCCGATATTACAGCTAAAAGAGCATATAATTACCTTAAAAACAGAAACATTTCAGATGATGATATATTAAAATACAATTTAGGTTATTGTAATTTTGGAAGATATAAAGATATGGTTATCATACCATCATATGATGAAAATGGTTCTCTAAATTACTTCACAGGTCGTTCATTTGAAAAAGATCCATTTGTAAAATATAGAAACCCAGAATGTTCAAGAGACATAATTCCTTTTGAATTATTTATAAATTGGGATTCACCATTAGTACTATGCGAAGGTCCATTTGATGCTATAGCTATAAAACGAAATGCTATACCATTACTAGGTAAAAACATACAATCAAGCTTACTTAAACGTATAGTACAATCAACAGTTAAAAAAATTTATATAGCATTAGATACAGATGCTATAAAACAAGCACTTAAACATTGCGAATATTTATTAAACCAAGGTAAAGAAGTATACCTTGTTGAATTAGATGGAAAAGATCCAAGTGACTTAGGATTCTCCTATTTTACAAAACTAATTCAAAACACTGAACCATTAGATTCATATGATTTAATGGAGAAGAAACTATCTCTAATATGAAAAAGAGAAATGTAAAGAAAAAATATAATAGGATACTAGAAATATCTGATGATGCAAAACAAATTACATTACCAGATTCTAGATATTATAGAAGAAATGGTAAATATTACCCTTCAATAACCTATGTTTTAAGTTATTACCCAAAAGGTAAATTTTTCCAAGATTGGCTTAAAAAAGTAGGATATTCTGCTGATTATATAGTTAAGAAAGCAGCAGAAGAAGGAACACAAGTACATGAAATGTGCGAAGATTATTTAAATGGTAAGGAATTAAATTTTTTATCATCAAATGGTAACCCCCAATATGACCCAAATGTATGGCAAATGTTTTTAAGATTTGTTGATTTTTGGGAAGAATACAATCCAACACTACTAGAAGCTGAAGTACATCTATTCTCAGATGAACTTAAAGTAGCAGGTACATGCGATTTAGTGTGTGAAATAGATGATGAACTATGGATTATAGATTTTAAAACATCAAACCATTTACAAACGACTTACGATTTGCAGACCGCTGTTTATGCCAAATGTTACGAAGAGTGTTTTGGTAAGAAAATAGATAGACTAGGAGTTCTATGGTTAAAATCATCCAAACGTGGACCTAAAGAAGGTAAAATTCAAGGGAAAGGTTGGGAAATGTATGAATCAAAACGTACACAAGATGAAAACATAGATATATTCCAAACAGTTAAAAAACTATTTGATCTAGAAAACCCAAGACACTCACCCGTATTTACAGAATTCAGAACGCAAGTTAAGAAAAAAGACTAATATTTATATCCATGATTAAATTAGTTGATTTGTTAAAAGAAGTTCAAGGTAAACCAAAAGCAATAATTTTAGCTGGAGCCCCTGGAGCAGGTAAAGGTTCTATTTTAGGAGATTTAGATTTATCTGGTTTAAAAACATTTAATTTAGATGATACAATAGCAGCATTATCTAAAATAGAGGGTTTTACTTTAAACCAAAAAGCAGCAGATGCTGAAGATAGAAGTAAATTTATGAAGGCAATGCAAGCTGCTACTAAAAAACTTAAAGGTGAACAAATACCACAAGCTATAGCAGATCGCGAATCTTTTATATTAGATGGTACATCTGCATCCAAGAATCAAACAATTAAATTGTTAGATCAGCTAAAACAAGCAGGATATGACGTTCTCATGCTTTATGTTTATACTGACTTAGAAACGTCGCTAAAGCGTAATCAAGAAAGATTTGAAAAATCTGAAGGAGAAGACAGAAGTTTACTACCTGGTGCGGTGTTAAGCACATGGAAAGATGTAACTAAGAACTTTGATTTGTATAAAAGTATGTTTAATAATTTTGTTTCTGTAGCCAATACAGGTGAATCTGAGGTGATGAAAGATATAGAAAATATCTTAAAAACATATGTTGAACCTTTTAAAGTTAAAGACGGCAAACCTAAAACAGATAAAGAATTAGCAAGATCTAAAGCTCAAAAAGATAATTTAAATAAAGAAATCCAAACTATTTTACAATCAGATCAAGTACAAAACATAATTAATTCCTCAGTTTCAAAAGAAGAAGCACAAGGTACAATAAATGCATTTTTAAAATGAATGGGTTAAGTGATTTTTTAGTAGAAAGTATATTAGATCAAGAAGCTGATAAATCAGTAGCTTTATTTGGTGGCGGATTTAAACCACCTACAAAAGGCCATTTAGAGGTAGTTAACCAAGGCTTAAAAAATAATCCTGAAGTATCTGAAGTAAAAATATTAGTAGGAGGAGGTAAAAGAAATGGTTTTACACAAGATCAAGCTGTTAAAATTTGGAATTTATACAATGATGTAGGTTTTATAGATAAACCTGCTACAATTATTCCAGTAAGTTCTCCATTCACATATTACAAAGAATATTTAAAAACTAATCCAGACGATAAGGTATATGTTTTTATAGGATCAAGACCAGGAGAAGAAAAAGACCAATTTGATGTTAATCAAAGATCAGAATTTGTTAAAAAATATAGTGATAACGTAATACCAGTAGAAGTAGCTACTGAAGGTGGTGTTAGTGGTACCATGGCAAGAGAGTTATTTAAAACTGATTTAGATGGTTTTAGAAATATGTTTCCTGAAAATTTATTAGATCAAGATTTTGATAAAATAGTAGATATACTAAACAATAAAAAAGAAAAATCTAGTAAAGTGACATCTAATAAAACAGAACCCCTTAAACCAATAAATGAAGATATTATAGATAAAACTGATTTTGTACTTCCAAGAGGTAAAAAAATGGTTTTACAAGCTGAAGATGAAGATTATAATAGAGGTTTAATAGTAGAACTAACAGAAGAAGGTGGATATAAAATGAATTACTGGTATGGAGAAGATGCTAAAGTATATCCTGTAGAGGTTGAAGTAGATGGTGAATCTATAAAACCAGATGCTAACGAAGTTTATATGAAATTTCACCCTGAATTAGAAAAAGAAAACATAGACCCTGCATCACAAAAGAAACATAAAGGTAAAGCAGCCCCATTTGGCTCAGCATATGAACCATTAAACGAAAATGCTACTTATTCTAATAGTATAAACTATAAAAAACAAATAAAAGATTTAACAACTCATATGTTAAATAAAGGCATGAAATTAACTCCACTTCCTAAAGTTATATTTAAAAATGGAGATAAAGAAAATGCTGAAAATTTCTTTGGTAAAACAGCTTACTACCAACCAGACACAATGGAAATCGTATTATACACAGAAGGTAGACATCCAAAGGATATAGTAAGATCATTTGCACATGAAATGATACATCACATGCAAAATTTAGAAGGTAGATTAGAAGGTATAGCTACAACTAATACTCAAGAAGATGATCATTTAACTAAAATAGAGGCTGAGGCATACCAAGATGGCAATTTAGCATTTAGAGGTTATACAGATACAGTGTTAAATGAAAAGAAAAATAAGGACCCATTTGGCTTAAATCAATTTGCAAGAGAGCTAATAGGAGATGATTCCACAGAAGAAAATGTTGAAGAACATTTGGCCCCCCCAAAGGAAGTTCGTATATTTACCCAAAATTGTGGTTGTGATAAAACTAAAGGAAATATATAATAGGGTTATAGAAGAATTTAAACCTACAAAATACACATTATATTGCGATATGGATGGTGTATTAGTAGACTTTGAAAAAAGGTTTGAAGATACAACAGGCTTGTCTCCAAATGCTTTTAGAGATAAGTATGGGTTAGATGAATTTTGGAAGTTGATAGATGATGAAGGAGTTAGGTTTTGGGTAGGAATGGGTTGGATGCCTGATGGTGAAAAATTATGGAACTATATTAAACCTAATGTTTATTCTTTATTATCTTCACCTTCATGGGATAATAGTTCAAGATTAGGAAAAAGATTATGGGTCAAAAATAACATCCCTGGTACTAAATTAATATTAGCAGCCAGAAAAAATAAACAAGATTACTCTGAAAAAGGAGCAATACTAATAGACGATCTTAAGCAAACCATTGATGAATGGAACGCTAAGGGAGGCATAGGAATCCTACACACCTCAGCTGAATCAACTATAAAACAGCTAAAAGAGTTAGGATTATAAGTTTAACTAAATAATAATTATGGACAAGATTAAATCAATTGTAAACTCATCATGGTTTAAAGCAGCAGCTGCAGGCGCAGTTGGAGTATTTCTTTTAATGGATAAGAATGTATTATACGCAGGTATAGCATTTGGTATTGGTATTAGAGAATTTTTACTAGCTTTTAAAAACTAAACATACATGGCCAGAAATAAAGCAGTAAGTAATGGAAATATGAATGGCGTAAAAAGAAAAAGACCAGGCAGACATTCCAAAAAATCTTCCAAATTAAAATCATCAATCAACTATAAAAAGAAATATATAGGACAAGGACGATGAAAGATAATATTCTAAAAAAAGAATTCAATAAAAAAGACGTTGAACGTTTACGTAACTTAGTTAAAGGAAAATCAGGTGAACGTACGAGTCAAGGCATAGGTTACACTAAACAAGAAGAATTCCATAAAGAAGGAGATATCTGGGAAGAAAATGGCCGTAAATGGACTATACGGGACGGTGTAAAAGAAAACATAACCAAACTAGATAAATTTAAAAAATCAGCCGTCCCTTTATTTTGCCCTGAATGTAAGGGAATAATGAATAAACAATTAGACCCTCATTATTTTAAAGCACATGGGATGTGTTTAGATTGTGTTAAGAAAAAAGAAACTAAACTTAAAACAGAAGGAAAGTGGAATGAACATACTAAAGAGGTTCATAATAAAGAAATAGATAAAACTATAGAAGAATACACCCAGTTTATGCAAATGAAAATGAATGAAAGTAATGATGGGTTTGTGACAGAATCAGGCGAAGTTGAGAAATGGGATGGTGGAATAAATAAAGAAAGAGCAGAAGAAGCTTTACGCGAAGGTATAGAATACCTAAAAAATCTTAAGAAAAAATAATAACATAACCTTTCCAATTTTTTATAATATTTATAATAGTATAGAAGGGTTGTTTCCAAATAAAAGTAAATAGTAAATAAAACTGTTAAACAAAAAAAATGGAAAACGAAATATTAATGAGTATTCTAACGGCTGTAACAAGTGCATTAGGTATTAAAGAAATCTGGTTAATCTGGAAAAAAAGAGTTGAAATAAACGAAAAAAGAAGATCAAAAGATGCTAACATGAAAGACAAATTAATGTCTGAAGTTATCCTAGATTTAAAAGAAAAAATTGAACAATTAGAAGAAAAAATAGATGAGTTAATTGAAGAAAATACAATGCTAAGAGAAAAATTAGCTCGTATGGAAGAAAGATTAATGTTATCAGCAGCTAATAAAGCAGGAAATAAAAGAGCTAAATCAGAAGATTAAAATAAAAATAAAGATTATGAGTGAATTTAACGCACACAAATGGTTTAAAAAACAATACCTAGAAGAAGGTCACACTGAAGATAAAACTAGGGAAATAGATAGAGCAAGAATAGAAGCTGCATTAGAAAAAGAACCACAATGGGAAAAAGATAGTGAGACAGCAGAAAAAATTAGGGCTATGTTGGCTAAAGAAAGATCATTAAAAGAAGACGATATAGAAGAAAACAGATTATACCCAGAAGCAGCTTACTTTGATAATATTATAAAATTAATTAAAAGTGAAACCATGAAACACGGTGGTTCAGAAATTGATGAAGCAATGGATGTAATGAAATTTATAGGTCAACATTACGGTATTAATTTTGAATTTGGTAGAGGTTAATAAAACATGAACACCCTCCTAGAAAATAGAATCGAAGGCTTAATTAGAGAAAAACTCTGTAAAAAAGGTGAAGCATACCGCAAACGTAGAATGGCAGCAGGTGAAAAATCATCAGCATACCTATCAGGAAGAGCTGTCAAAGTATGTAAAGGTCAAATGAGCGGTAAAAGCAAAAAAAAAACTAACGAAATAGAAGATCGCATTAGCGAATCTCTTCGCGACTGGTTTAAAAAAGAAGATTGGGTAAGAATTGACACACAAGGCAACATCAGTGGCAAATGTGGCACAATGAAAAATAAGAAAAACCCATCTAGATGTTTACCTAGAAAAAAAGCACAATCACTTACTAAAGCAGAACGTAAAGCATCTGCACAAAAGAAAAAACGTGAAGGTAAAAAAGGTAAACAATTTGTTAAAAACCCCAAGTAGATCGCATAGATAACAAACCCCCACATATTTATTGGTATATTTAAATATTTTTAAAAATTAAAAAAATGAACGAATTCGATTTAAGAAATTTTCTTTATAACAACCCATTAATGGAGAAAAAAGAAGACTCCAAAAAAGGTAATAAAGAAGAACAAAAACGTATGGAAGGTGCTATTAGAGACAATGAAATCCATATTGACAAGCTTAATAAAGATATTAAAGCTGACAGAAAAAAATTATCAAAGCTTAAAAAAGACGAGCCTAAAGATGTTAATGAAGCAGAAGTAACTGAAACTCCTAAACTTACTAAAGAAGGTCTTAAATCTATGATTAGAGAAAAAATTACTTCTATCTTAAATGAAGACTCTATTGAAGAACAAGAAATAGAAGATGATGAAGTAGATGATGTTAATATTGATATAGATAAAGAAGAAGATATTAAAGTTAAAGACAAAGAAACAGTTGATATTGATGATGAATCTTCAAAATCAGAAATGGAAATAGATGGTGAAATCGCAGGTGAAAGTTCAGAAAAAGCAGCGGTATTAAGTCTCTTAACTAAAGCCCAAGAAATGGTTCCAAGTTTAGGAGCAGATATTGAGAAAAATGAAAAAATGGTAAACCAAATAAATAATACTATTACAATGTTTGCTAGAGATTATTTAGCACAATCACCAAAGTAAGATCAAAAATCTTTTTTGTTAAATATTTAAATTAAATTGTTATGAATTCGAATGAAATCTATATGAAAATGGCCGAGTTATGGACTGAGATGTCTTTAGAACACTCAAAACCAAGTAAAGCAGCACATGGCCGAGCAAGAAGTGCAGCTACAAAAATTAAAAAACTGATAGCAGAATATAAAAGAGCATCAGTAGCTGAAGATAAAGCTTAATAAGTTGAAAAAATCAGAGTTAAAAAAAATAATATTAGAAGCTCTAACCCCAGATGAAGCAACCAAAGTAGATTCCAAATATAAGGAAATCTACTCTGGAATGCTAAAAACCAATCCTCTTAAACTTAAAAAATACGATAATCCAGATGCAGTAGCATATGGTAGAGCTATCAAATTAATCCAAAAAGAATCAAAATTAAAAGAGGTTTATTCTGAAAAACAAAGAAAATGGGCATGTGCCCAAGATGATCCTAAATTTGATGAAATGTGTAAAGACACAGCCATCTCAAAAAAGAAAACTATGGAAAATACTAGATTACAAGAACTGATTAAATCAGCTTTAATGGGCCCAATATCAGAAAAACAAAGACCAGATTACCCAGACATAGACGGAGATGGTGATACAGAAGAGCCAATGGTTAAAGCAGCTAAAGATAAAGAAAAGTCTGAAGCAAATGAAGATGTTGTTAAAGGTTCAAACATCAAAAAAGTAGGAGACAAGTGGAGAGTATTATCTGGTAAAACAGGTAAAATGTGGAAACAAAAATATGACTCTGAAAAAGATGCTAAAGCAGCATTAAGAGGATACTTTGCAAATCTATCAGAACAAATCCTTAAAGAACTTAGAGGAGAATGACAAAAGCAGAATTCAAAGAGCGAATTAGAGGTTTAGCCTTTGAAGTCATCAAAGACAGAAAAAAAGCTGAAATAGCGGCTGTCGAATACGATGAGCTAACAAAATTCCCTGAGCTTAAAAAAATTATAATATCTCTACTAACAGCGGATTTTGATCCATTTTTAGGAGGTATAGATTGGGTAGCACCAAGACCCACAACATTCAGAATCAACTTAAGAAACAATCAAGAATTTTACCTTATATGGATGGGTAGAAGTTGGATAGCACAAGTTGAAGGTAAAAAATACTATTTATTAAATCTTCCTGAAGAAGAACGTGCAGTTGAAGCAATTGCTCGTATATTAAGATATGGAGCACCTGAAGGTGAAGAATCAGCTACAGTGGATGCAGATTCAGATACAGATGTAGATATAGATACAGGTGGAGGAGAAGAAGTGGCTATAGATGACACAACAGATATAGAAGTAGAAGTATAAAAATAAAATTAAATGGAGGTTTTAGATAAATTTTTCAAAAAATATTCCTATAAATTTAATAAAGGATATCCTGACATGAATGATGAGCAGGATATTTTGCTGCTTGAAAATATATTAAAGAAAGAATTTGGTATTATTTTAGAGAATGTAGAACTAGAAAATTTTTTAATAAACTCAGATCTATTTAAAAGTTATGGAGATTTAGAAATCAAAGGTAACACTATTAAGTTTTCAGATATTCCACCTAGGGGTTCAAACTCAGATAGTTTACGAAATGAAGTATATGCTTTACTTCAACAGCTTGCAGATGATTCAGAAGAAATAACAGACTATAAAAGAGGAAAATTAGGATCAAGTATAGGTAGAGCTGAATTTAAATTTAAGGGAAAACAATATTTACTTCCTGTTAAGGGTACAGGCAAAGATAGTGATACAGATACGGATGTAAAAGAAGCTTTAGTATCTATGTTTTATGCTTCTAATATTGACTCTCCCTTTACAACAGAAAATTTTGAATCTAGAATAGAACAACTTATAGAAGGTTTTAGTGGAGGAATCCCTGGAGAAACAAGTACAGCCTCTACAAAAGTAATTAATTTTTTAGAAGCAATTCAAGATAAAAATGATAATAAAACTATTAAATTTATTAATCAACCCTTATCCTCAGCATTAGCTATAAAAGAAGTATATCCAGGTCAAAAAATTATCAGAACAGGTTTATTCGATGAAATAAGAACTAAAGCAAAACAACTAACAGGATTACCAGCTGATAAATGGTGTCCTGGAGATTTATATGTCCAATTAGGTTCTGTAGATATATCAGGTGTAGATAATATTGAAATTATAAATGATTTATTTGCAGATGAATGGGGTGATGATTCAAAACCCTTAGTAGCAGTTTCACTAAAACAAGAAAAAGCACAAGGGGGAAAAGCAAAGGCTTTATTACAAAAATATACTAAAGTTAAAGACGATTATAATTTAACTAAAGATGAACAAGATTATACACCTGAACAATATAGAGAAGGTATAAAAGATTTAAGATCTAAAGTACAATCTTTAGTCCAAGGTAATGATAATATTACCTATGAAATTACCTCAGAGGAATTAGAAGATAGTAAATTAAAGGGTAAATACGCTGCACTTAAATCAATAGAATTTTTATTTAGAATATTCCCAAACCAAAAAGTAGATGATGCAGTAGTAGCATTAGCAGGTTTTGCTTTATCATTAACAGGAGTAAACCCAACATTTTTTAAACTAACAGGTAAATCAAGTGGTGAGCCTGCTAGTGTAGAAACTTTTAAAAGAGGATCAAATGTTGTGTTATATAATGTAGAGGGTGAGTATGAACCTATTGAAATTTTAGACACTCCTGGAGTTGCAGGGTTAAAACTTAAATTTAAAATAGAAAAAGGAGGAGACATATATAATGTACTCTTAAATGCTAGAAATAATGGTACAACACAAGGTACTTTAGAAATTCAAGATATAAGCCAAATTACATAATATTTATATCCATGACACGATTAAGATCTATAATAAAAGAAGTATTAACAGTTCAACCTAAAAAAAAAGACTGTAATTGTGGTTGTGGTGGATGTGACAAAAAATCACCTATCATAACAGAAGGTAGAATCAAAAAAGCAATATCAGAAGGCTTAACCTACCACGTTGAAAACAAAATCCCATTACACGAATCAGTATACAGAATAGGATCAGAAAAACATTTTGCTTTAATAAACGAAGCTAGAAAATTATGGGTACGTGGATTAATAGATGTATCTGAAGATGATCAAGCAATATTAGAAACACATTTAGGTAATTTTGGGATGTATGAAGGTGAAGAAGTACCTTTAGATATGCCTATGGTAGATGAAGGTTTTAAAGATTATTTAGGATACAGCGATCACACAAGAAGTGATAGTGGTTTAAACGTAATACCAAAAGACCAAATACACGCTAACAAATTATCAGATGCCATTGAAGACTCAGGCATGTACGCTGAATGGAACACTAGAGAAGGTTATTTTTTCTTTCCAGAAGAAGAAGATGGATATGATCAACTAGAAATGGAGATTCAAGATTTAATGGATGAAAATAATATTCAAGGTTATATTGAAGGTGTATTTGAAGAATCATTAGACGAAGCTGAATTTAAAGGCAAAGATGTAGCTTTAAACAAACCAAAACGAGGCGGATCCAAAGCATATTATGTATATGTTAGAGACCCAAAAACTAAAAAAATTAAAAAAGTATCATTTGGTTCAGGTGGATTAAGAGCTAAAATCAAAAACAAAGAAGCTAGAAACGCATTCGCAGCTAGACATAACTGCAAAAATAAAAAAGACAGAACTAAAGCAGGATATTGGTCATGTAATCTACCTAGATATGCTAAGCAACTAGGTTTAGGGTCAAATATGAACACATTTTGGTAGAAGATAACCCTTATATTGATAAAAGCAATACAAGAACATTTTCCAAAGACGTAGATGCAATGTCTTTAATATGGCACACAGACCAAGAAGACAGAACAGTAACAGTATTAGAAGGCAAAGGATGGCAATTTCAGCGAGACAATGAGCTACCTTTGGCATTAACAGAAGGAGATAAT